AATCAACTACCTAGCCAAGCACAAGGATACGTTCCCATTTGGACACGCTTTCGCCACGTTTAAAGTTGACGCACCTGTGTTTGTAGCACGACAACTTGTTAAGCATAAATTTCTGAGAATCAACGAAGTGAGCCGTAGATACAAAACACATGAACCACAGTTCTATGAACCATACTGGCGTGAGAAACCTGAAAACTCTAAGCAGGGTTCAGGGGGGCCGATGGAAATTAGCCAAGAGGCTGAGATGATGTTCCATGCTACCTTACGTAATGCACTGACGACATATGAAATGATGATTAAAGAAGGTGTTTCACCAGAACAGGCACGATCCATCTTACCACAGAACATGATGACTTCATGGTATTGGTCTGGAAGTCTAGATGCATGGGCAGACATGTGTAAGTTACGTTGTGCCAAGGATACACAAGCAGAGACACGCATTGTAGCCTCTGTGATCTATGGTGAAATGCTGAAGCTGTATCCTGTATCTTGGGCAGCACTGATGGATCAAGACGAATGAATTGGTTATTAGTTGTAGTCTGGGCGTACCAAGGTGTCCCCTCAGTGGAAATTATAGAAGAATACGAATCTATGTATGATTGCTTCTATGGTTTTGAATTGTATGAAGAGCAGATAAAAGAACAAATGCAATTAGTTTGCGTGGAGAATGACGATGGATAACGATAATATTATGAAAATGTGTCGATCCCTAGCGAGGAAATATAACGATCCACAAGAGTATGACGACCTAGTGTCTGAAGGTGTCGTAAAAGTGTTAGAAATGGTCGCAGAAGGTAAAACTGACAAGAACCTGCTGTATTCTCATGCACAAGCAGTGATGAATGAGTATTACAATCTGTCTAGATCACCTGTCAAAGTGCCTAAGTCACATCAAGCCAAGGCAATGAGTGCAGATGATGATGTTGATGGTTGGACTGCTACTGCCTTACATCAAGCATTGTATGCTGATGCTGTTGAGTATGAGGAATATATGTCGCAAGCACCATCGACAGAAGACCTGTACGAACAGAAAGAATGGTTTGCTAGGGTTCAAACTGTAGCTGTTAGTAACTTAACACAAGAAGAGTGGGCAATCATTCGTATGAGATACTGGGATGACCTTACACAAGATGATGTAGGTGTTCATATGGGTCGTAACAAAATGTGGGTATCACGACACGAAAAAGCAGCACTCGAAAAAATCCGTAACAATTTGTGATGTTACTAAATCAACAAAAAGCACTTATAAGCAAGTGTCCCTTGTAAAACATAAGTTTTAGTCTTATGTATACTATTACTACTATAGAAGGAAACATAAGTATGGATGATGACGAATACTTTGATGAACTTATGGCTAAGGCATCTGCTGATGTCGTTTACAACTGGCATGAGTGCGTCGAGGGTTTTAAGAAAGCTGATGTTGATATGGGCAGTGCCTTCCATCGTAAACTAGAATGGATGAATAGGGCTGCTGATATTTACCTGTCAGAAAACAACAAGATGGCTGGGTTTGTCGGTAAGTTTTCCAGTGATTGTGCAATTTCTTACTCTTATGCTTCAAAATTGAACAGGTACATTAAAAGTAATTGGCACTCCAGTGCTAAAAACTTCAGTAGAGAGGCACACGAAGCACTTTTATCTGCCCCAGAGGAATTACGTGAAGAAATTGTGTCGTCAGATAAACCTATGACTGCACCAGAGGTAAATGAGACTAAGGCCAATTACAATGATGCTAGAACATTGCCTGAGTTTAATGATGTAAATACTGACTTAGATGAGGGAAAGATAACGCCGTTTCAGGCAGCGGAGAAAGTAAAAGAACGTAAGGCATCCATGCCAACTGTACCAGACTACAATGTGTCAGAGGCTATGGGTGCAATTAAAGGTATCGCACAGATGTACGGCAAGCGGTACAGTGGAAATGCAGAAGATGCTGCACAAGTTCTTCTGGATAAGATAATGGAAGGGTATGATCAAGATGACGTAGGATTAAGTATCGCAAGAGACTATGCAAAATGGTTTTTGTCGTTAAAGGAAGTGTTAGACCTTGTAGAACCAGAATTACAAGACTTCTTGACAGAGAAACCAGAACTTAAAGTTGTAAACTAGGAGACCCGATATGACAACTATTTCAGCAGTATGGAACACAGCAAAGCAACAATGTCTAGATTTGGACATGAAACCATCCGTAGGTAACGCAAAGAAGTTAATCAAACGTGGCGGCAATTCAATCAAAGACGCAAAGAATTATGTTGCACGACAAGCATTTATCAACATTGCGGATAAACCATACACAAATGAGTTTGGTGAACAAGAGGCACTAGGTTCTATCTGTGATCGTAATATGGAATATGCAGAACGGTTTGTTGAAAAGAACATGGCTAAGTTCCAAGGTGGTGTTAATAGTATGACTGATGCGACATTATACATTATGCGTAGACAACGTGAGCAACTTGATACCTTAACAAGCGAAGGTGATAAGAACGTATTGTTCAAATCTCGTCGTAAGTCATAAACAAACTGGAGAGTCACATGGCAGAACTAGCACACAAACCGTGTCCTTATGTGTCGTGTGGCTCTTCTGATGCTTTCAGTTACAACACTGATGGTTATGGGAAGTGCCACGCTTGCAACCAAGGCTACCCATCGAAGAGAGAAACCTTCGCTTGGGCAAAAGAGAAATACCCCACCAGTGGGAATAATGATTGGAATGATATGGCAGTAATTGACTATACACCAAAGAAGATAGAAAGTAAGGATGATGGTCGTTATCAATCCATGCGTGGTATCAATGCTACGACAATGGAAGATTATGGCGTAAAGACATTCCCTGACCGCCAAGAGTATGTATACCCCAGCGGTGGAATTAAAGTTCGTCGTTTAGACGAGAAAGCCTTTTACACTAAAGATGGTTTCAAAGGTGATGAACTGTTCGGCATGAACCTGTTTACATCTGGATCGTCTAAGATGGTAACGGTAACAGAGGGCGAACTAGATGCCCTGTCAGTAGCACAAATGCTTAAGAGCAGCTACACTAACCCTGTCGTGTCTTTACCCTCTGCTACGCCATCTAAGAAGCTCTGGGAGAACTGTAAGGAATGGCTAGATGGGTTTGAGAAGATCATCCTGTCTGTCGATACAGATGATGCAGGTAATTCTCTTGCTGATCGTATGGCTAAGTTATTTCCTAACAAGGTCTATCGTGTACCACACGACAAATACAAGGATGCTAACGAGTTTCTACAGAATGGTGCGCAAGCAGAGTTCAAGAGTGCATGGTGGAACGCTAAGAAGTATACACCAGAGAATATCCTAAACACTGCAGATCAGTTTCTGTCGTTGTACCACGATACGCCAGAACATATCTATGTAGAGACAGGTATTCAGGCATTGGATGACAAGATACTTGGTTTGATGCAGGGACACTTTACAGTGTTCAAAGCACCTACAGGTATCGGTAAGACAGAACTAATGCGGTATCTAGAATACAACATGCTACAGAAGGGCATACCGATTGCTGCATGGCACCTAGAAGAAACCAAACTAAGGTCACTACTTGGTCTTGTGTCGTACCACCTGAACGACAATCTGACACGTAGGGATTTGATTGACCTAAAGAACCGTGGTGATGATGTAGTGCAAGCTATCAAAGACATCACTAAGGATGAAAACTTCTATCAGTTCTTCTTGGGTGATGGTGCTAGTGCTGAAGATTTGATTGACCAAATTAGGTTCTTTAGTCAGGCATGTGGTTGTAAGTTTATCTTCTTTGAGCCTATCCAAGATGTAATCTCTGGATCGTCTGAGGAAAGCAAAGAGCAACAGTTGGCTGACTTGTCAGTGCGCCTGTCTAAACTTGCAGCAGAATTAAACGTAGGTATCGTAAGCATTGGTCACACTAACGAGAACGGTGACTTCAAGTATTGTAAGATGATTGGTCAACGTGCATCAGTTATCATCGACTTGTACCGTGACAAAGAAGCTGAAGACCTACAGGAACGAAACACAACGTATCTCAAGATTGAGAAGAACCGTCCATCATCTGAGGAAGGTGCAGCAGGTAAGATGCGGTTCAACTATGATACGTTTACACTAAGAGAGGTTATATAATGAAAGGTGATATTACAATAGGGGGTCAAATCATTAAAAGGGTGTGTAAGGATTGTAAATTAACTAAAAGGTTTGATTGTTTTTCTGTTGCTGATAAATCTGGAAACAGGAGAGGTGTGTGTAAAAGCTGCTTAAAGTACAAAAACTCACCAGATATGTGGATGAAAAATCACGTAAGGAAAAAGTTGTATTCTTTTAACAAGAGGTGCTGTTCGAAATGCAACAAGATAAAGTGTTTATCACTATTTCCTAATGACTTCGTAGGAAGGGTTCACAACAATAAAAAATCCTACTGCCTCTCTTGCGCTTACAAAATGAAGAATGATTATATCAACAGAAATAAAGACAGAAAGGCAAAATGGGATAAGAAACACTATGAAAAATACAAAGATAAGCACAATCAGAAGTTTTATGAAAGGTTAAAAAACAACCCTCAATATAAAGTTGCTCACTCTTTAAGGACAAACCTAAACGGTATTTTAAGGCGTAAAGATCAAATTAAGGTGGGTAGTGTTATTAAAAGTGTTGGCTGTAGCAAACAAGAACTCATAAAACACCTTGAAAATCAATTCTACCCTAACCCTGAAAATGGAGAGCCTATGACATGGAATAATCACGGGACTAAAGGTTGGCACATAGATCATATAAGACCTTTGTGCAGTTTCGATTTACAAAACCCTGAAGATTTTAAAATGGCGAATCATTACACTAATCTTCAACCTTTATGGGCCAAAGAAAACTTAAGCAAAAATGGGAAATGGTAAACATGCCAGTATTCGATATTGAAACAGACGGTCTACTAGACGAACTAACAAAGATTCATGTGTTATCTTGGATGGGGGACGATGGAAATGTGCATCATACCCATGATTATGAGGCTATGCGTATCTTCTTTACAGAAGCACCTACACTGATTGGTCACAACATCATCAGGTTTGACATCCCTGCAGTGGAAAAAGTGTTAGGCATTGAAGTAAAGTCTCGTCTGATCGACACTCTACCTTTGTCGTGGTATCTAAACCATGATCGTATGAGACATGGGCTTGAGGGCTACGGAGAGGACTATGGAGTGCCTAAACCAGTTATTAAGGACTGGAATACCCTAACACCCGAAGAGTATGCCCACCGCTGTAATGAGGACGTTAAGATCAACACAAGGTTACACCGTGACTTGGACTTGAAGCTGAACAAACTGTATCAGGACAGTGGAGAGAAAGATCGCTTTATTGACTATCTCATGTTCAAGATGGATTGTGCAAGAGAACAGGAGACCCTACGATGGAAATTAGATGTAGAGAAAGCAAAAGCCCATCTACAGGAATGGGAAGACCTAAAGCATGAAAAGACAGAAGCCTTGGCTGATGCTATGCCAAAACGTAATCTATTTACTACCAAGACAAAACCGAAAGTCATGTACAAAAAAGACGGTACACTTTCTAGTCACGGCGAAAAATGGGTTCAGTTATGCAAGCAAGAACACCAACCGATTTCTACATTGTCTATGGTGGTCAAAACAGGAGAAGAACGAGCAAATCCTAATAGTGTGGAGCAGGTCAAAGATTGGCTTTTTTCTTTGGGGTGGAAGCCTCGTACCTTCAAATACCTAAAGGATAAGGTAACTGGTGATGAACGGAAATTGGAACAAGTACGGAAAGACGGAGAACTCTGTCCCTCAGTACGTGAACTGGTTGAACAAGAACCTGCTATTAGTTTGCTTGATGGCCTCTCTGTTCTTTCTCATCGTATTGGAGTTCTTAGATCAATGGTCGAAACAGAGAACGATGGATACGTGCAAGCAACTGTTGCAGGGTTCACTAACACCCTACGCTTTCGTCACGCCCGACCATTGGTCAACTTGCCATCGGTTGATAAACCCTACGGAAAAGAAATCAGAGGGTGCCTAACTGCACCCGAAGGTTACAGTCTGTGTGGTGCTGATATGACTTCATTAGAGGATACGACAAAGAGACACTACATGAAACCACTTGATCCTGATTATGTCGCTGAAATGTCTAAGGATGGGTTTGACCCGCACCTTGACCTTGCTAAACACGCAGGTGTTGTTACACAAGACGACATCGACAAACACAATTCAGGTGAACGTAGCCTTAAGGCACTACGTAAGAACTACAAGGTGGTAAACTACAGTGCTACGTATGGTGTAGGAGCCGCTAAACTGGCTCGTGAGACAGGTATGAGCAAGTCTGAGGCACAGACACTGCTAGATGCCTTTTGGTCACGTAACTGGTCAGTACAGAAGGTGGCAGAAGGTCTACGTGTTCGTGAACTATTTGGCTCTGCTTGGGTACAGAATCCTGTATCTAAATTCTGGTACAGTTTACGGTCTGACAAGGATCGTTTCAGTACACTAAATCAAGGTACAGGTGTATTCTGTTTCGACAGTTGGGTTAAGGGATGTCGTGGTATGGGACTAAAGACTATCGGTCAGTTCCACGACGAAATTATAACTTTAGTAGAAGAGGGGAATGAGGACAAAGAAGAAAATATTATGACTATGGCAATCGACCAAGTAAACGAAGAAATCCAACTAAATGTACCACTTGGGATAGATGCACAGTTCGGAAGAACATATGCAGACATCCATTAGAAAATAAATTTCTACTTTAGTGTTACAAACTGCGAAAAAAGCACTTATATATAATTACCAGACTCGACGAAAGGAAATGTCATATGGCACGATATGAAATGGAAATGGTCTTACAATATGCTAAAGTATTCCCAGAAAATGCAGATATGGGAGACCCGAATGGGAATACGATTGCAAAGCAAATTGCAGACAAAGGTGGTCAGTATGTAATGAACGCATACTTCACTAATGAAGAAGACATCGACAAGTTATTGTCAGAGGGCTTAAACCCAAGCCCCATGGGTAGTCAACGTATTGCTGATGGTGATGCAGAATTTGGCATCGGTAAGTACATGAAGATGAAGCGGTCAGTTTCTGACAACATCAAAACCTTTACCGACAACAAAGGTAAGCCTGTTGAGGTAAACTATGGTGGGCCTATTGCTGTCGTTGACCTTACACAAGGTGAGGATAATAAACGGTGGTGGAGCTTTGAGGATGATGGGCCGTTAGGTAATGGCACAAAAGCTAAAGTCATCTTTGATGTTTACTCTAATGGTTCAGGTGTTCGTATGAACGCTATCGGTGTTACAGATCATGTAGCCTATGAACCTGCAGAAACTAGCAGCATCGGTGCATGGACTGAGGTAGCCTAATGAATGTAAACTTAGAAGCGGTTGCTGATGCAGAAGAGGATGGTTACAACGGTAACATCACAATCTATCGTGAGGACGTTGAAGATATCTATCAGTTAGCTAACCTGTTCACAGACTTTGCTGTAGCTATGGGCTTCACCTACGTTAAGGCCGTAGGGTTTGAGAAGGACGATGGCAGTATGGTCTGGGGTGATTTCTCATGGCATTTGGCAAAGTGCTGATCGACGGTGATATTATCGCTTATAGAGCAGCCTTTGCTACTCAAGACAAGTTACCTAAAGATGCAGAGGAAAAGGCAGAAGAGCTTATCCAATACATCCTGCAGGAAACTCTAGTGTTCCCTTCACCTAATGATTACAAGGTGTATTTGACAGGTAAAGGGAACTTTAGACATGATGTAGCAAAGACACATATCTATAAGGGAAACCGTAAGGATGCAGCTAAACCATTACACCTACCGCAAGTGAGGCAGTATCTAGTGGATAAACATAATGCAATCGTAAGTGAAGGAGAAGAAGCTGATGACCTGATAGCAATAGAAGCAACCCGACTTGGCAGTGACACGGTTGTAGCATCTATCGACAAAGATATGTTACAGATACCGTGTAGGCATTTTAACTTTGGTCGTGGCGAATGGTCAGACGTAGACGAATGGTCAGGACTTAAGTTTTTCTATAAGCAAATCTTAACTGGTGATGCAGCAGATAATATTATAGGTCTTTATAAGGTTGGCCCTGTAAAAGCTGATAAGATACTTGATGGTGCAGAAACAGAACAGGACTTGTGGCAGAAATGTATAGATGCATACAATGGTGACATTGACCGTGTAATAGAAAATGCCAGACTTCTTTGGCTTAGACGTAGGGAGCAAGAGCTATGGCAACCGCCCGAAGCAGTAAAGCAAAAGGACGACTAGGACAACAAGAGATCAGGGATACTATCCTTAAGACGTTCCCTGAACTTGAACCTGATGATGTTCGTTCTACTGCTATGGGTCAGTCAGGGGAAGATATACAACTGTCTCCAAAGGCACGAGACCTTCTTCCCCTGTCTATAGAAGTGAAGCGACGAAAGAGCCTAGCAACCGTATACGACTGGATTGAACAGGCAAAGCAAGGCGGTCAGTATGAACCTGTTGTTTTCTTCCGTGGGGATAGAAAAGAGTGGGTTGTTATGGTTGGTCTGGAACACTATATGGAACTTGTAAGTAAGTGGAGAAAGTAATGGGCAAGCGGTCTAACTTTGAACGTGTTGAAAGAGATTATTACCCGACACCAATAGAGGCCGTTGCACCTTTGATCGACCATCTTCCGCAGGAGACTTTCGACTTTGTTGAGCCTTGTGCAGGAGATGGTCGGTTAATCCAACATGTACACGATCTTACAGATGGACATGGGACTTGTATATATGCTTGCGACATTGAACCACGACATCCTGACATTGTTCAGCATAACGCTCTTGATATTGACTTTGGTGGCTATGAGGTGATGGACTTCTGTATTACTAACCCACCGTGGGAACGTAACTTCTTACATCAGTTCATAGAGACATGGATCGACATATGTCCCACTTGGTTGTTGTTCGATGCAGATTGGATGCACACTAAACAGTCAGCTAGACTTATGACATACTGTTCCAGAGTTGTCAGTGTTGGTAGAGTTAAGTGGATAGAAGGTTCAAAGCATACAGGTAAGGACAACTGTTGTTGGTATCTATTCGATCAGAACGATCAAGGCCCGACTAAATTTTATGGAAGGCTTATGTGATGCCACTATTAGACTATATGGAACTCTTCGAGATGATAAAGCAAGAAGAAGATGTAGAAGGGCTACGACGAAAAGCTACATACTTGCTTATGTCAAAATGTCAGGAAGACGAAACAGTAAGTGAAGAAGAGTTTCTAGCCTTTGCAGAATATGCAGCTATAAACTTAGGAACAACGGAAGGAATGATACATTGATCAGCAAAGAAGATATAGAAGCATTTGAATACTTCAGTCAGACAGAAATGGACATGAATGTGTATCAAGCTGCAGCAGCGCAGACAGCTATCTACAAGCATGAACATCAAGTTATCTACCCTGCGTTAGGACTAGCGGCAGAAGCAGGTGAGGTAGCCAACAAGGTAAAGAAGATATTACGTGATGGTAAGTTTGATCGTGCAGCTATTGCTGATGAAGTAGGTGATTGCTTATGGTATATTGCTGCATTGTGTCGTGACTTAAACGTAAGTATGTCAGACCTTGCTGCAGCTAACTTGAAGAAACTACAAGACCGCAAACAACGTGGGGTCATTAGTGGGAATGGAGACAAAAGGTAATGACTGGCATGATTGGTGTAGAGACTGTAGAAGAACACGAAGATGGCAGTGCAACCTATCAGTTCCACCTTGATAATAATTGTGCCAAGTTGTTGCAAGAAGAGGGTTTAAAGTTGGTACTCTACTGTGCAGCAGCTAAGTTAGACCTGCAAGTAGTGTATGATTTTATAGAGGATCATATCAAGTATGAAAAAGATGAACTAACAGAGTATAAATTTGGAGATGTAAGTGAGTAAGAAAAAGACAGGTATGACATGGTTCTGGCGGTTTCTAAACTATATAGCAACTTGGCGAGAACATCGTAATACAATCAAACAGCTTAATTCTTTAAGCGACAAGGAACTAAATGACATAGGAATTAGTCGTGCAGACATTGACCGTCTGGTATGGCTAGGTGAAGACAAAACAATGCGTGGACGAGGAAACGAACAAGAATGAATAATATGCTCCCTACCCCCTATCAAAACTTTATTGCACTATCACGTTATGCACGTTGGACTGGCGAAAAGCGTGAAACTTGGTCAGAGACAGTTGACCGATATATCGACAATATCGTTAAACCCCTAACAGGTGAAGACAGTTACATCAAAGATATTCGTGATGCTATCTTAGACCTACAGGTTATGCCATCTATGCGATCTATGATGACCGCAGGGCCAGCAGCAGCACGAGACAATACGTGTATGTACAACTGTTCTTACGTAGCTGTAGACAAGCCTAAACGCTTTGATGAAGCTATGTTTATCCTGTTATGTGGTACAGGGGTAGGGTTCTCTGTTGAACGACAGTATATCCAGAAGCTACCAGAAATACCAGAGAAGATATTTAAGTCTGAGACAACAATCGTAGTGAAGGACAGTAAGGAAGGTTGGGCTAAAGCATATCGTCAACTACTAGCTCTACTATGGTCAGGTGAGATTCCTAAGTGGGACATATCTAAAGTACGCCCTGCAGGTGCTAGACTAAAGACCTTCGGTGGTCGTGCATCAGGGCCAGCACCTTTGGTAGACTTGTTCAACTTCACTGTAGATAAGTTCTTAAATGCTACAGGACGTAAGCTGACATCTATTGAGTGTCACGACATCATGTGTAAGATCGGTGAGATTGTTGTTGTAGGTGGTGTACGCCGTAGTGCTATGATTAGTTTGTCTAACCTGTCAGACGACAAGATGCGTCATGCTAAGTCAGGTCAATGGTGGGAAAACTATGGACACCGTGCATTGGCTAACAACTCTGTCGCTTACACTGATAAGCCAGATGCAGAGACATTCATGCGTGAGTGGACAGCACTGATCGAAAGTAAATCAGGTGAACGAGGTATCTTTAATCGTCAGGCATCACAGAAGCAAGCTGCAAAGAATGGTCGTCGTAATCCAGACAGTGACTTCGGGACGAATCCTTGCAGTGAGATCATCTTGAAAAATGCGCAGTTTTGCAACCTTACTGAGTGCGTAATACGTGCTACTGACAGTATTGAAGACATAGAACGCAAGGTAAAATATGCGACTATCTTAGGTACGATCCAATCTACCTATACAAAGTTTCCGTACCTATCCAAGGATTGGACAGACAATACGGAAGAAGAGCGTCTGCTAGGTGTAAGTCTAACAGGCATCATGGACAATCCGCTAATGACCAGTGCAAATGCTGGGTTAGCTAAAACACTGGAGCATCTAAAAAATGTCGCTATCTCTACTAATGCTGAATGGGCTGAACGTCTTGGTATCCCTACTTCTGCTGCTATCACTTGTGTCAAACCTTCTGGCACTGTCTCCCAACTTGTTGATTCTGCTAGTGGGATACATGCTCGTCACAGCCCTTATTACATCCGTACAGTGCGTGGCGACAATAAAGACCCACTTACACAATTCTTGATTGATCAGGGTGTACCTAATGAGCCTTGTGTGATGAAGGGTGACACGACAACAGTGTTCAGCTTCCCACAGAAAGCTCCTGCAGGTGCAACAACACGTAACGATATGACAGCTATTGAACAACTAGAAACATGGCTTACGTATCAGAGACACTGGTGCGAACATAAACCTAGCATTACTGTGTCAGTTCGTGATGATGAATGGGTATCTGTAGGTGCATTTGTGTTTGAACACTTTGATGAAATGTCTGGTGTATCATTCCTACCGCACAGTGACCATACATATCAGCAAGCCCCTTATCAGGACTGCGACAAATCAGACTATGAGACTTTGTTGTCGTTAATGCCGACAGATATTGATTGGTCTAAACTAACGGACTATGAGAAAGAGGACAATACAGCAGGTATGCAAACAATGGCATGTTCTGGTGATTCATGCGAAATCGTAGACCTGACGTAGGTCAAGTACCTTCACCCTGTGTAAAGGTCTGTCGTCTAGATGATGATGGCTTTTGCATAGGGTGCAAGAGGTCTACCGACGAAATAAGAGACTGGATAATAATGTCAGAGTATGAACAGAAGAAATTACTACATGAATTAATGTGGAGAAAAGATGTACGTAATAATAACTCGTGATCAGTGTAACTTTTGTGATGATGCCAAAGCCTTGTTAAAAGGACATGGATTACCATATACAGAATACAACATACAATCTAAAAGTAGCAGTTGGTTGTTGTATCTACTTAAGAGGTCTAGCATAACAACTGTTCCTCAAATCTTTAACCCGAAAGGTACTCATGTTGGTGGGTACACAGAATTGAAAGAGTGGCTAGATGACAAAGGTAAGAAAGAGTTTTAATAGGGCTTTATATGAGGCTTATGATGAACCTGCTAAAGATGCATTGGTGTCGTTACTCAAAAGTAAAGGACACACGATTGTAAACACTGAAGAGGATTACTTTGTTGATGTCGTATCTCAGAAGGATGGCTACACTTATTTTAACGAGGCAGAGGTTAAGGTAGCTTGGGATGGGGACTGGCCTACCCACTGGTCTGAAATACGCATCCCTGAACGCAAACAGAGGCTCCTAGACAAGTACGAGGGAAAGAATGGTGTTCTTAACTTTTATGTATTTCGTAAAGACCTACAACAAGCGTGGCGTATCAAGGATACACTACTAACCCAAGAAAGTTTAGGTACAGCCAAAGGTAGGTACATTCGTAAAGGGGAGCAGTTCTTTCATATCCCATTTACATCAGCGGAGCTAGTACAACTGGATGGATGATTTTCCCGAAAAGCCAAAACGATCCCGACGAAAAACAACATATAAAGGAGCAGCCCAGAAGAAAACATCTGGGTTGTTACCTAAAACAACAAAACAAAAGGAATTGTTAGATGCACTTAGGGAATATCAGCAGGTCTTTATTCTTGGCCCTGCAGGTACTGGGAAAACGTATGTTACTGCAACTTATGCTGCCGACCTCTACACGACGAAAGAGATTGATAAAATCGTCATCACAAGACCTCACGTTGCCGTAGGTAAAGAGTTAGGTTTTCTTAAGGGTGATCTACAGGAAAAGACAATGCCTTGGGCATTACCTGTATTAGACGTATTGGAGAAACACTTAGGTAAGGGGGCAGTGGAAACTGGCATAAAGAATGGAAACATTGAAATGGCACCTCTTGCACTTATGCGTGGGCGTAGCTTCGATAATGCCTTCATAATTGTCGATGAAACACAGAATATAACGACACATGAACTGAAGATGTTGTTGACAAGAGTGGGAGAAGATACTACTATTGTGCTTAATGGTGATATTCAACAATCAGACCTGAAAGAAGCTGATGGTCTGTCTAAAGTTATTCACCTAGCAAAGAAGCATATGTTGCCTGTACCAATTATAGAATTTGGTATAGACGACATTATACGATCCGACATCTGCGCACAGTGGGTAAAGGTATTTATGAAGGAGAACCTATGAATGAATGGAGCGAAGCACCTATGATAACACCAATGTCTTTAGAGGAACGACAACGATCTAAGGAACGTGACAACGTAAATAATCCTGCACACTATGGTACTGGTGCTATTGAGTGTATTGAGTACATCAAGGACTTCCTGACAGACGAAGAACTAATAGGATACTACCGTGGGAATGTAGCAAAGTATTTACACCGATGGCGATACAAGAATGGTGTGGAAGACCTTAAGAAAGCCCGATGGTATCTAGAAGCATTAATACAACAACAGGAGCGTAAATGACCGTAATAGAAGGTATCCTGCTGATCAGTCTACTAGCCAATGCATATTGCCTACGTAAGATCACAAAAGCAGAGGCCGACATAGAAATGCTGTATGAAGGTACAGCCATGTGCATGAACAAATTAGGTCTATCAGAAGAGTAGATACAAAAAGACCCCTGAGTCCAACTAAGGATTCAGGGGTTTAGTTTATGCAGAGTATGGATATTATTATTCTTTACGTCTAAAGAGCTTAAGTAAGCCCCTTCCCATTTCAGACGGTGATGGGGCCAACCACCCCAATACTAATAGTATAATCAGAAGTGGGTCTATCTCAGATATGTTTGTCGTACTATTATCTTGATTAACAGTATCGACTGGCCCTTCTGGTTTTATCTCTGGCTTGTTGTAAGTGGTTACACCTACGTTCTGGTTGTTCTCTGCACCTAACTGTGTATTAGCAGCTACATTAGTCCCACCAGTGGGAATTAGTGATGTTAGACCACAACTAGATAATAATAGGGTCAGGAGTATCCATCTCATTTGCTCATAGCCACCTTGTTACCCATAGGTTTACCAGCCATATAAGCTGTAGCACCCATGTAAGCTGCAACGACACCAGTCTGAGCAATATAGAACAAACCTAGTAGATCAGCTAGAGCAGATACTCGTGAATCTGACATGATAGGGGTGAATAGGAATATAGTAAAGATAATCATCATACCCATAGCTACCCAAGCCATAAACTTTTGTGATTCAGCTTTCTCTTCACGTAGCTCTATTTCAAGCATACGCTCCTTCATGGCTATTTCTTCTGCTGTGATCTTACCATCACCATCAATGTCAAAGTCTACTACCATTTACTAAAGCCTCTGCTATTCTCTTGTTGCTAGTTATCAAGACGATTTTACCGTCTTTATCAAAGACTACCCATTTACCTAGTTTATTCTCTATAAGCCTCAAGACAAAATAACCCTGAATTTCTGCTTGTCACTAGAACACTGGCTACTTCTTTTTCTTTATTACACTGTTCTAGTGATGAATAAGTATTGCCTACTTGGTAGTAGTCAAGTTCACCATTCATAAGTTGAAACCAAATCAAAAACCACATTATCTTACCATATACATTATAAGCCCAAGACCGCCAAAGAAGGTCAACAATAGTAAGCCTGTAATAGTCCAAGTAATTATTGCTTCTTGCAACTCAGCCTTACGGTACTCATGTTCCCGTTTTTGTTTTCTTATCTTTGCCTCAATAGCCACTAGCTCATCCCATGCTGAAGGCCCCATCGTGAAAGATATATAATCCTTCAACTCTTTTCTCATGGATTCTGCTTTACGCTTCGCAGCAAAAACTTCCAAACTTTCAGCCTCTACTGAACCACCCAAGGATTTCCACCAAGGGGGGTTCTTTACTTGTTTCTCAGCTTGACCTAAGTCAGCCATATGACCTGCCCACTTGGTTAGTTGACTGCCCATATCCTGTAGGTCTTTCCCAACAGCAAACCCTTTCTTAAGGGCGTTGAAAGCGACTGTCGCACCACCAATGATCGTAACTGGGTCTAACATTTACCATCCCCCTATTTTGCAAGAGCATCATTAAGAAGGATAATCTCTAGTTTTTGTACCTGTAAAGTTAGCTCATGGGTCGTACTTATATTCCAACCCAATAAGCCTACCAGTGCTGCAAACAACACTCCAACCAAGGCTTTACTATCCATTTATCTTTCTCGCAGTGATTGTTCTATACTGTCGAGTTTTAGGAATATTGCTTTGATTGTTTCTTTCATCTCTTTCATCTCACGATCATATGAGACTTTAGATGATTCTAGTTGAGATTTAAGTACGGCTATTTCTGTCTCGTGTTTATTACATCGGGAAAACAGATGCCATACAACGACTATAACAGGGGCTACAAGCCATTGCATAATTAAGTCTACCATCTCGTACATGACTATAGAACCTCGAAATGCGGGGCATCTATGAAGGGTCTACGACCAGCAGAACGACGAATGTCAATGTATTCATTCATCAGGTCTTCTGCAGTCCCATCCCAGTCGTTTAATGCTTTGTGCCATGCAGCACCCCAGCGTAGTGTCACTCCTAGTTCTTTAGCAGCTTTGAGCATTGCATCTGCAATCTCGTCGTACAAGTTTAGTTCCCAACGGATGCCATCACAGTAGGCAGCAAGGTCTACAGCTTTACCTTCTAGATGCTTAGATTTCATCGTCTGTGATGCACCTTTGGCTACCAGAGCTTCTTGTTCTTGAACAGTACGTAGACCACAGATTACAGAGAAGTCCTGCTCAGAGATTTCAATAGCTCTTTCAACAACAGCAACTAGCCGTGGGTAAACACCTTGTAGTTTCTCTTTACTTCGGTTACCTAAGACATATCCCATTGTCGATCTCCTTAAGGTTTAACAGGCCAATCATCATCGGCAATATTAGGCCATGATGCTAAGTCTGACATATCACGCAACTCTTGGCGATAGGTAGCCCAAGCTGTCTTGTCTTCGTTTGACAGCGGACTGTCATTCATCTGCGTCCAATCGCTGTCAGCTAGTAGCTTATTGCGTGTGGTGCGATGACCTTCAGCAACTTTAGCATCTAGCCCAGCCTGATACGCAGCTTCATGCTCTGCCTTGGTTGTCGTAACGCCATCCTCAGTGGTGTCTTGGAACATGTCACGGGCAACGTAGTTCTCCACCCAGTTGCCGTTGGCATCTTGGACAACACCATCACGCACTGACACCTGATAGTCGCCTACGGTAGCAGCAGGGCTGCGTAGCACTGGGTCTAGGTCTAGTGCGTCTAGGGTTGCTGCTTTCCATACACGAGGTAGGGACATGTTGGCAAACTCTTGCCGCCACTGCCCTTGGCTCTTTACGACACCTGTTGTTCTGTTTCTGTATTCAGCCATTAGTTG